CCAACGGAAACAACGACACAAAATCTGCATTTCCGGGGTGAGCGGCAGCGTGTATGGCACGGACGGAAAGGTAAACCTTTGGTTCGCGCCAGCTACCGCAGTTACAGTATCTCCTAGCACACCAAAACGATGCAAGTAGGTGCGCCAGTTTGTCAACTCTTCGTTAGAATTGAAGCCGTACACTGTGGGCAGTGTGGTCGCCTGGAATGTTCTCGCAGGTTTCATCATTGCCAGCTCTGCGTCTCCGATGACCGGATTGGTCTTTGCATGTTGCGCCATTTGGGCTTTTGCGCGTCCCTTTAGAGAGGGTGCCGCTGGGCCTGAACGTGCTTCATGGTAAAACTCATCTTCGCTCGACGGATCGGGAATGTTATTGAACGCATTCCAGTTTTTCGCAAGGGCTGACGAGAACGTCACCTGTGGTAGCGCACTCCTCGGGCGCACGAACTGAAAGTCCGGGCCCGCACAGTAAAATACAGACACATCAATGTTGGTGAGAACCGTCGAACTAGTAACAATGGGGCTCTCCAGAACCATGAGCAGGTTTCCATCTGCCCACGCGTCGGAGTAAGCTGCGCTGGGACCAGTTGTAGCAGTGATGGACACGTTTGTCATCGGTCCACCCGTGCGTTGGAGACGTCTCGGGTACAAATACGGTACGATCAAGTCGATCGACGTGGAACCACGAACTTCAAAGAGTTCGGAGCGCACATCTCCGTCACCTGCAGTAAGACTCGTAGGAAGAGTCGCTGACTGAGGGAGGAGGAAAAAGCGCACCCAGAACACCGTGAAATCCGTGCTTGCCAAGACGATCCTGACACGTTTGGAGCCGCGGTAGTACTCGAAGAGATTTGCCGCCATCGCAAGGTGGGTCATTGAGTAGTTAACCTTGCCCGAACTGCCGTTCAGTGTAGCACTCGTCAACATCGGGGTCATGGGCCATCGCCTGATAACGGTATTTGTTGCAGTAGAGACTGGAATGCTAAATAGATCCACAAGACATGGATGACCAATATGGTTCATGATCATCATGTTGTCACGTGTGTCGACATTTGCGCCAGCGTCATCAGCTACGTGTGCATTCGGATTGATAGATGTCGTCTCCGCCATCACGCTCCCTGAGCCAAGTGCATGGCCCCGACCGTCGCTCCCAGAGGTGGGAACAACAGCCGTGGAGCTGAAAGGGCGGTCAAGTCCGAAAATGCTCAACACTTTGCCAACAACGCCAGCAATCATCTGGATCGGTCTAGCAAAACCTCCAATAATCGGGACGTCTGCTACGACACCAGCCACGGAGCTAACTCCGTTCGCCACGTCACTGAGCTTGAAACTCTTACTTTCCTTAGTTTGCTCGTTTTGAACGCTACTCATTTGAGCCTTCGCACGTCCGGTAGGATGTCTGCCTGACACATTGGTCGTCGCCGTATAAACGGTCGTATCAAGAGTTGGCCCTTCAACCACCTCATCGCAGAAGTTCGCATAAATAGTGATGTCAACAGAGCTAGTCGGAGAAGCAGAAGTTGAGCGCAGCGGCGTTAGTGGAGCGAACCAAAAAGTGCCGATGTCGCAAACAGAAGTCGCAATCGGAAAGAAGTCTTCCGGATGATTCCAGTTCAGTTTGAGTTTCACTGTAGGGGATTCCTCGGTCGGGATAATCACGTGTGGAACGCAGGTTAGAGAATACGGGGGGTTTGAAGCGATCGGATCATTGTACGCAGTGTTTGGACACCACGCCACAATTATGTGACCCTGCATCATCTTCGACCCAGTAACACGTATCTCCAGCTCAACGCCACCACGCATGTAAGCCCAACGCGTGAGCAAATCCTGAATCTTCAGTTGTGAGTTGAACAGGGCGTTCGGGAACTGTAGGTAGCCCAAGAGAGAGCCGACCGTAGAAGTGGTGCTATATGTGAAGCCGGCCACATTGTACGATCGACGAAGTTGAGCAATCAAGTTCGGGGGGTACGGTGTCGAGACCTTTTCAGACGTTGAACGTCCTAATTGCTCTCGAGCATCGAGGACGGTGGAATCCAGTGTCTCCACAACGTCTTTTTTCTCTGTCACAGTCACACCTGGTTCTTCAAGACGTTGCTGTCCAAGACCCTCCAGTGAGCCCATCTGCGCCACAAAGCGTAAAGCCACGTTGTCACTAAGCGTAATTTCCCACGGGACCGAAGCCCCGTCGGTCAGTCCGCCAAGCCCATGCCATTTGCCGAGTAGTTTGCCGTATGAGAGAACGACAGGTTCGCAGTCATGCTTTTTCAGGAGCACATTCAAGTGTGCCTGGAAGCGATCCCATTCTGGTTTGTCAAAATGATGGAATGCCTCCAACAGTGTCCCCCTGACAAGCTTTGTCTGCGCCACATGTGGTGGGTCACCTTTAGACCGCCACAGAATGGCATTGATAAGTGTACTCATCGGAAGTGGAGCCTTCCAGCCGGAGTCAGTCTTACTGAATTTCCGCTGCAAGAACTCGAGTTCTTCATCTGGTATGAATGCACGGAGTTCCTTTGTTTTGCCAGGATCCGTGATCTGCATACCCAAGTCTTTGAAGCCCTTTTCCAATGAGAAGGTATCAAACCATGCTGCGATGGCGTCGTGAACGCTAACCACATTGTCGTCGCCGAAGACGAGAGGAATAACACATTTCATAAACGTTTCCCAGTTGGGGTGTTCTGCGTCTGGTGTTCCTGCGAACTTAGTTTTCCAAGCCTTTGCATAAGAGTAGCAAATGCTGAAAAGAGTCACGCAAGAGTTAAAGAACGCAGTAATCCAACTTCCGGTGGGATTGTTACGGTCAATGTCATACTCCCATGCTCCGACGACTTCAGTCCGATGGAATGTCGCATACAGGATTCCCTCCCGTATGAGTGCGACTTCCACGTCCGTGTAAACCTGGTCCTCATCATCAGTTGCAAGTTTGGTTTCAATAGTGTCCCAAATCGCCGATTTTTCTTCTTCAGTCAAGTGTTCAATGTGTTGCCAATCACCCAACCAAATTAGGATCTGTTTGCAGATTTCCTCTATAATTTCCTTGAGGATGCTCCCGTCCATGTTTCCAATGTCAGAAGCGCTCTTGTGCCAGAGCTTGTTTCCAATCCGCAAACGGGTCGCCTGAGCTCCCCATGCCGTTCCTTCGTGAGGGTTAATACCAATCGCAAAGGCACTGCTCGCATGTTGCGTGTACAGTTCCGCCATGGGGTTCAGGAAAAATCGACGAGCTAGGGCATTAAATGCCGCCGGTGCGATCGTGATCAGTCGTGTGTCCACTGATTCCACTTTCGCAAACTTGCGTAGTTCGTCTTTCAAACATTTGAAGTACTTGGTGCGTTTCCG